AAAAGGGTATGTAGATAATGGAACAGCTATAACATCATCTATTTCAGGTGCAACATTTACAGTTACTTCAAACTTTAACATAGGTAAAGACGCAACAAATGCAGGTGCAATAAGAGCAAATATTGATGAATTTGCAATCTGGAACACAGCTCTAACATCTACACAAGTATCGGAGATATACAACGCGACAGGGACAAATGTTACAGAAACATTATCTAATATTGAATCAAGCAATTTAAAAGTTTGGTACAGAATGGGCGATGGTGACACATTCCCAACTATTACCGACAATGCAGGTTCTAATGATGGAACAATGACAAATATGACTTCAAGTGACATTGTAAACGATACACCTTCATAAAATTAAAAAGATGAATAATTTAACATATAATATAATAAATATATCAGATTTAGAAAATATTGACTTTTCTCAAATTTATGAAACAAGTGCAGATACAATTAGAAAAAGTTTAGATAAATCACAGTTTATTATAAAGTACAATACAGAGCCAAGTTTTATAACTGATGGGAGTTTAGTTCCTGTTGGGACTTATAATTACGATGAAATATTAGAGATTTTAGCGGGCAGCGATTGGAGTGAACCAATGCCAGAATGAATTATTTAAAAAGTATAAGAATGGATGACCACAGTATATTAATGGCTGTAACTGCTTTAATATCCGCAATAGGACTTAAAGAAGTTTGGAGTATATGGAAAAAGAAAATTGATGTAACAGCTCAGAAAGACGAAAGAGAGGACAGTTTATATGCTCAACAGGTCTCAATTCTTAGTAATAAGATACAACAATTAGAAACTAAAATAGAATTATTAATTGAAGAAAATATACAGTTAAGGGTTAAAGTTGTTAAGATGGAGGCGCGCTTGATTAGTAGTGCTAAGAAAAAAGTAAATAAAAGAAAAGATGAGAAAAGTTAATAAAATAGTAATACATTGTACTGCTACTAAAGAAGGTAATAATGTAAGTCCAGCCACTATAAAAAGATGGCATTTAAACAGAGGTTTTTCAGATATTGGCTACCACTATATTATAGGTATCGAAGGAAAAATTAACGCTGGCAGGCCAGTATCAAGAGCAGGCGCACACGTGAAGAATGGCAATAGCACTAGCATCGGCCTAGCATACACAGGTGGCTTAGATATTAACGGAAAAGCAAAAGATACAAGAACTGAAGCACAAAAAGCATCACTAATTAAAATACTTAAAGTATTAAAAAATATTTATCCTGAAGCAAGTATTCACGGCCATCGAGACTACTCACCTGACAGAGATGGCGATGGAGTTGAGAAACACGAATTTATGAAAATGTGTCCTTGTTTTAACGCGGAACTTGAGTACTTAGATTTACAACCGAAATCATTTAAAGCAAAATCAAAAAAAGCAAAAGATAAATTAAATGGAAAAAAACAATCAAACTAATTTAGAAGATTTAATTAAAAAACTGGAAAATTTACCAGTACCAGAAAGAACTTGTAATATTGAGAATGAAACTTGCGAAAGCTGTTCAGGGTGAAAAAAATAAAAGATACTAAAATAGGAATATTATTAAAGGAAAAAGCACCGCAAGTTTTTCAGGTTGCAAAAAATCTTTTACCTGATGCTGGTTTGTTAGGTGTTGTTAAAAATTTAATTACACAATCTGATTTATCAAAAGAAGATAAAGAGCAAATACATCAACAATTAGTAGAGCTTTATGAATTAGAAGTTAGAGATAGAGATTCTGCTAGAAAGCGTGAAGTTGAAATTACTAAAGCTGGTGGTAATGACTTTATGATGAACATTACAGGAATTATTGGTTTGACTTGTTTTGTTTTTATTGTTTATTCTGTTGTATATATTCCGACAGTGCTAGATAATGAACTTTTTATTCATTTAATGGGAATGGTTGAGGGAGTAGTAATTGGGAACATATTTGCTTTTTACTATGGTACAAGCTCTAAAAAATAACAAATAATTTTTTTTTATTATATTTAACAAAAACTGTTAAATGAAATCACACAACAAAAGGTGGAAAGATAAAGGTAATCCGCGTTATCGATTAAACACTGATGAAGCGCAAATTATTAATGATTATCGCAGATTAAAACAAGAAGCAGAAGCAGAAGGTTTAAACCCTAATGACATTCATAGCGGCTGGATAAAAAACAAAAAAGCTAGTTTATATTTTAAAAACCCAAATTTTAAGAAAAACGATTTAAAAGAGTTTAAGCAACAATTATTAAACGACTTAAAAGAATATTCACCAAACTTTGAAAAGGTTGTTAAACCTAAAATAAACGATGGCCACTGCTTGTTAATATCTCCAGCTGATATTCATATTGGTAAATTATGCAAATCTTTTGTTAGTGGTGAAGAATATAATAAACAAATTGCAGTACAAAGAACAATAGAAGCTGTTGATGGTATATTACAAAAAAGTAATGGTTTTAATATAGATAAATTAATACTTTGTATTGGTAATGATGTTCTCCATATTGACACACCAAGCGGCGGTAAAACGACAAAAGGTACTGTTCAGGATGTTGATGGAATGTTTTTTGAGCATTTTCATATTGCTAAAAGATTATATATAAATATTATTGAAACTTTAGTTAGTTTTTATCCAGATTTACACGTTGTTTATAATAGTAGTAACCACGACTATTTAACTGGCTTTTGCTTGGCAGACACTATTGCTACATATTTTAGAAATAGCAAGAATATAACTTTTGATATTAGTTTACAGCATAGAAAGTATTATAGTTATTATAATAATTTAATTGGTAGCACTCACGGAGATGGTGCTAAATGGGATTTATTACCTTTATTAATGGCGGATGAATGTAAAGAATGGAGTGAAACTAAATATAGATATATGTTCGCGCATCACGTTCACCACAAAGTAAGTAAAGATTTAATCGGTTGTAGTTTAGAAAGTTTAAGAAGTCCATCACCTGCTGACAGTTGGCATCATAAAATGGGTTATACTTCATCTAACAATCAAGCAATTGAAGGGTTTATTTTCTCTAAAAACAACGGCCAAGTAGCCAGAATAACACATTTATTTTAGAATTAACATTTAGTTGTTAATAAAGTTTTTAATGTGTTTTGTAATTTGTATTATAATTATATATATATTTACATCATAAACTTAAAAACTATTATTATGTACTACGAAATAAGAGACTTATATTTTAAAACTATTGAAGGACAATTTACAACTGAGGATAAAGCTCTTAAATATTTTAATGAATATTTATATCCAAGAAATATTATTATAAACATGAAAAATAAAAACTATCCAGAATCAAGTTTTACTATTGAAGAGCTAAAAAAAGGAATTAATAATTTTAAAATTTATACAGTAAAATAAAAACAAACAAGGGTGTGTAAAAGCACCCTTTCTTATACAAACAAATAAAAAAAACAATTATGAGCAGAGAAATATCATATACAACACGAACCTTTTATGTACCAGCAAATAAAATTGATACGCTGGTAGAATTTCAAGGCAAATGCAAAGAGAATGGACATCGTTCTTATTCTGAAGTATTACTTAGTTTAATGGAAAAATATAATGAACAATGATACATTACCCACATCCACACAATGAACATCATCATAATGAAAACATAAAAGAATGGTGGGCATACGAAACAAATAATTATTTACAAGATAGATTAAGAAATTTAATAGTTAAAACTAAATGGCAAAGAAGAGTTACAACTGGTTGGAACTTAACTAATAACGATTTAGAAATTCACGAATCAAGAATGGAAGGTTATTTAGTAGAATTAAATAATATTTCTAAACACTTAAAAGAAATAAACATACAATACAATCCAAGTAGGATTGAAACAATCAAACAATCAATAATAAATACACAAAAATTAAAACACAATAATTATGAAAATTAAACAATTAGCAGAAAAATATAAATTATCAAAAGATGACTTTTGGGAATTAAAAAGAGGCACAAGAAGTATGTGGATTATTACTCACGATGCTTGCGAAAAGATAGCAGCACAAGAAAATATACAATTTGGTGCGCCTACAATATACAGAGATAGTAATACAGATGTTGCAATAGTAGGAGATGCAAAACGTGGTAATAAGATTATTTGGTCAACTGGTGAAGCATCGCCAAAGAACTGTAAAGCCCCATATCCGTTTGCAATGGCCGAAAAGAGGTTGAAAGATAGATTAGTACTTAAATTAATAGATGCTTATCAATATTCAATATACTCAGATTCAGAAGCAGATAATTTTAAAAAACAATGATAGAAACAAATATTGTAGAGGTGCTACAGCTAGCTTTGCTATGTATCACTTTAGGGTTAGTAATCGGAACTCTAATAAAAAAGAAATAAATTAAAACTATATATTATGAAAAAAAATCACTTAAGTTACTCGGCTTTATGCCAGTTTAAAAAATCTCCTAATCATTTATTAGCTTACTGGAATAAAGAATTAAAAACTACTGATGCAATGCAGTTTGGAACAATAATACATAAGATGTTATTAGAACCAGATACATTTAGTAAAGAGTTTGCAATATTTGAAGGTGCAAGAAGAGCTGGCAAACAATGGATAGAGTTTAAAGAACAGAACGAAGGTAAAACACTAATTAAGCAGCAAGAGTTAGACGATGCAAACAAAATAATTAACAACGCAATGTTACATCCAGTACTTACTGAAATGATGCAAAACGCGATTGATAAAGAAGTTAAACTTGATTGGCAGCATAAAGAAGTTAATTTTAAAGGGTTTGCAGACCTTTTAACAACCTTTAATGGTAGAAAGTGTGTTGTAGATATAAAAACCACTAATGATGCTGGTAAACGCTTTGAACGTGATTTATATTATAATGATTATAAAATGCAGTTAGCAATGTATCAAGACCAATACGATAAAGATACTGATGCTTATATAGTAGCAATAGAAACTACAACACCATTTAATGTACAGATATATAAATTAGATGATAGTTTATTGTTTAAAGGTTGGATGGATTATGATTATTACACAGATAAATTTAAAGAGTGGAACGGAAAACCACAGGGCTACTCAAGTGATATAGTAGAAGTAAAAACAGAAGTAGAGGAAATATTATGAAAAAGTTTGCAATAATAGGTGGTTTATCTTTAATGACTGCTGGTACTACTAACTTAGTTTGGCATAAACAAAAGTTAAATTTAAACCCTAATACATTTGCAATAGCTACAGGAAGTTTTTTTGTAGCAATAGGAATAACATATAAATTTTAATGATAAAAAAAGAATGGCTATGGATGTCAGATTATAAACAACAAAAACAAATAACAATGAAAACACAATTAGAATGGCCAAAAATGTGGCCAAAAAACAATCAAGCAAAAATACAATTAGACACTGAAATACCAGAAATTAGAAAGACAAAAAATTATGATAAATTTAAGATGCATAAAGCAAATAGAGAAGTTAATAAAAATCACATTGAAAACATAAAAAAATCAATGCAGCAAAACTTTTTAATAACACCAATAATTGTTAACGATAAATATGAAGTAATTGATGGTCAACACAGGTTACACGCTTGTATTGACTTAAGGCTGCCAGTATATTATTGTATTAAAAAAAATTATGGTATAAAAGAAATGCAAAGATTAAATGCAATTAATAAAAATTGGATACCTAAAAATTATTTAAATAGTGGTGTGGTATTAGGTGACCAAAATTATATTGATTATAAAAGATTTAAAAATAAATATGATTTTTCACACGAAATAAATATTACTCTTTTATGTAATAACACAAGCCATATTGAAAATGAAAAATTTAAAAAAGGAACTTTTAAAGTAAAAGATTATAATCTTGCTTGTAGATATGCAGAAACAATACATTTAATAGCTCCTTATTATGATGGTTTTAAAAGAAGAAGATTTATATCAGCTATTTTATTTTTAATAAAAAATAAGCAAGATGTTTTTTCAATGAAAGAATTTTTATTAAAATTAAAAAACAGACCTAATTCTTTACAACATTGTATAAACACAAAACAATACCTTGAGCTTATTGAAGAGATATACAATTACAGAAGAAAAATTAAAGTTAATTTAAGATTTTAACAAACAACAAAAACAAATAACAATGAATAAAAAAGAAGAAACAATATATTGCGGAAGTGGTAAAGTTATGAATCCTAAATGGTTAAAAGTTACTATTAATCCCAGTAAAATTGCTGATTACATACAAGAATATAATGGTAACAAATTCATCAAACTAAATATTAATTTAAAAGATGAAGCTGACCAATATGGTAAAGATGTAAGTATTAGTGTAGATACTTGGAAGCCAGATGCAGAAGCACCAAAAGCTGCTGTTAATGAAACTTCAAACGATTTACCCTTTTAAATATAATGAAGCAATCCAAAATCTTAGAAGCATTGGGTTTGACCTCACAGGATATACAAAATATGTTGATGAACGGTTACACAATGCCAGAGATAGCAAAGAAGTATAAAATAGAATATATTTCTCTTGTACAAGCATATAAGATACAAAAGAAAAATTTTAAATACTTTGATTATATACAATATAAAAAAGAAGTGGAGGACATTAAAAAGGTGTCCTTCACATTCGATAAATTATATACAGAAGAATCACTAAACGAAAATGAGCTACTTGCTTATTATAAATACGAACAAAAAAACAAAGCATATTATGAATGATAAAATTAAAAACAAAATAAAAAAAGAATTAGATAATTTAATATTTGATGAAAAGGTTAAATATATAAACGATGTTAAATTTTTTTTACATCAAAATAGTCCTTTTAAAAATGAACCTGTAGATTATGTTTCTTGGGTTAAATCTGAGGATGTAGTTTCAAATGATTACAACCCAAACAAAGTAGCACCACCTGAAATGGAGCTTTTAGAAGTTTCAATAATGAATGATGGTTATACACAACCAATCGTCACTTGGGATAATCACGAAAAAAATAAAATTGAAGTTATTGATGGTTTTCATAGAAATAGAGTTGGTAAGGAATCAAAAATTATAAATAAAAGAATTAATGGTTATTTACCTGTTGTTAACATAAGAAAAGAACAATCAAGTAAAAATGACAGAATTGCTTCAACAATAAGGCACAATAGAGCGAGAGGTAAGCATCAAGTAAATGCAATGAGTGAGATAGTTATTGAATTAAAAAACAGGAACTGGACAAATAAAAGAATATCAAAACAATTAGGAATGGATGAAGAAGAAGTTTTAAGATTATGCCAAGTAAGTGGATTAGAACATTTATTTAATGATAAAGATTTTTCACAAGCTTGGGAATCATCTGATTATATAGAAACTAATTACGAATTATTGACTGATGATGTAAGTGATGTTATTGACTTATATAAGATACCACTTGAAGATGATAAAGAAAGAATTTTTCACACTTACAATAAATGGGAATGTTATAAAGCTGGTTTTTATAAAAGTAAATTAGAAAACTTATCACATAAAGATTGTGAACAAAAGTTTATTGAAATAATGACAAATGAAAAATTATTTAGTGATGCTTTAAATAGAGTTATAAATGAATGGAAATACAGTTGTGAACATTACCTAACAAATAAAGCAATGAATAGAATTGCTTGGTTAGGTCAAGCTGCAGTTTGTATATCTTCTGGTGTTCCTTCAAAATATTCTACTGCTTGGGGTAAATTAAATGTAGAAGAACAAAACACAGCTAATAAAATAGCTGATAAATATTTAAATATATGGTTAGATAAAAATAATTTATCAAAAGTAAATATAGAAGAAGGTTTAAATATTAATAGACAAATTGAATTATATTAATTATGGCAACAAAATTTTACATAAATAAAAATGTTTTAGAAGCATCAAAAGAAAGAATAGCTAAAATTTTTAATGATTTTGAAAAACTCTATATAAGTTTTTCTGGTGGCAAAGATTCAACAGTTATGACACATTTAGTTTTAGAAGAAGCAAAAAAAAGAAATAAAAAGGTTGGATTATTAATAATAGATTTAGAAGCTCAATATAAAAATACAATAGAACATATTGAAGAAATAATAGAAAAATACAAAGATAATATTGATTTACATTGGTTTTGTGGTGAGTTATTATTAAGAAATGCTGTTAGTGATTTTCAACCAAAATGGATTTGTTGGGATGAAGAAAATAAAAATATTTGGGTAAGAGATAAACCAGATAAAGCAAGTAATTTATCTCAATATGATTTTTATGTTCCTAAAATGGAATTTGAAGAATTTATGGTTTTATTTGGTAAATGGTATGCTAAAGATAAATTAACTGCTGGGTTTATTGGAATAAGGTCTGATGAAAGTTTACATAGATATAGGGCGATAACATCTAATAAAAAAAATCTTACACACAATAATTATAAATGGACTACAAAACTAAATAAAACCTTATTTAATGTTTACCCTATATATGATTGGAGAACTGAAGATATATGGATTTTTCACTCAAAATATAAAAACTTATGTCATAATAAAATTTATGATTTAATGACAATGGCAGGTGTTAAACTAAGTAATCAAAGATTATGTCAACCTTATGGTGATGACCAAAAAAGAGGATTGTGGTTGTATCATATTTTAGAAAGTGATACTTGGTATAAACTTTTAAATAGAGTTAGCGGTGTTAATAGTGGGTCACTGTACATTAATGAAAAAGGTAATATTAATGGTTATAATAATGTTACAAAACCAAATAATCACACTTGGGAGAGTTATTGTAATTATTTACTTAAATCATTACCAAATAAAATGCAAAGTCATTATAAAGAAAAATTTAAAAAGTTTATAGTTGGATGGAAAAAAAGAGGGTATAAAAAAATACCTGATGAAGCTCCACACGATTTAGAAGTAAAATGTTGGGCTCCATCTTGGAAAAGAATGGTTAGATGTATTTTAAGAAACGATTACTATTGTAAAGGATTAGGTCAAACACAACCTAAATCTGAAGCATACGAAAAATATAAATCAATTAAATATAAAAGAAAAATAGAATCTGAATTATGAAACTAACAAAACGAAAAGGTTTTAATTTTTTTAGAAGTTATTACGATGTTTATAACGAATTAGAAAAAGATAAAGACAAATTACAATTTATTGAAGCATTACTTAATAGACAGTTTTTAGGTGTAAAACCTATTAATCTAAAAGGTATGGCAAAATTTGCTTATATAAGTCAAACTAATAGTATTGATAGCCAAGTAAAAGGTTATGAAACAAAAACAGGTGACAACCTATGTAAAGCCCCTAAGCAAGCCCCTAAGCAAGCCCCTAAGCAAGCCCCTAAGCAACAAGTAGAAGTAGAAGAGAAAGTAAAAGAGAAAGAGAAAGAAGAAGGTGTAAAATTTAAAGACCCTTATTTAACTACAACATTTATAAAGTGATAGTTAATAAAGAAGATAATTTAAAATACCTATACGCTTTTAAAGAAGGTAAAATTAAAAGTGGTTTAGAAATTGGTAACGAGTTTGATAAGTGGTATGTTCATAAGCGTGGCAGCTTTACAGTAATTGTAGGACTTGACAACGTAGGTAAAACTTTTTTTATGTTATGGTACTTTTTATGCTTAAGTATTAAACACAATGTTAAATGGTGTATTTGGTCTGGTGAAAATAGTTCTGGACAATTAACAAGAGATTTAATACAAATGTATGCACAATGTAAATTAAATGAATTGAGTAAAGATAAAATTGATAAATACAATAATAAAATTTCTGATTGGTTTACGTTTGTTAGTAATAAAAAAATGTATAACCATAAAGATTTATTAAAGATATTTAAACAAAGTAATTGCGATTCATTTGCTCTTGACCCCTTTACAGGTTTAAACCACGATAGAAGAGTTAACCAATATGAACGTAATTATTTAATATGCAATGATATAAGAGATTTTTGCAACACAACAGGTAAATCAATATATATAATGACACACCCAATGACAGAGGCAGCAAGAAGGGTTTATCCACCAAATCACGAATATGCTGGTTATATACAACCACCAAGAAAATCAGATGTTGAGGGAGGTCAAGTTTTCGCGAATCGCTGCGATTCTTTTCTTTCGATACATAGGTTTATTAATTCACCTGAAAGCTGGATGATGACACAAGTAAGAGTAGAAAAAATAAAAGACAAAGAAACTGGGGGAACACCAACTTTAGATAAGCCGTTATGTTTTGATTATAATGGTGGGTTAGGTTTTACAATTGGTGGTAATAACGTATTAAAACAAAAACAATGAGATATAAATATGAAGACATACAAAAGTTTATGGAGTTTAAAACTTGGACTGATAAACAAAAAATAGATAAATTACTTGAGATTGATTGTAGTTTATATGCGCACTTAGGAACTGATTCTACAAAAGCAGAAAAAGAAGAAGTTAAAAGAAAAAGCATAGAAATTTACAGAACAATAAAATCACTAGATAAAAAGTTAGGTGATGAATTGTTATACTCTGAAGATTTAAAACAATGACAGATTTAGATTATACAATTACAAAAAACAAATTAGAAATATTACTTTTAAAGGCACAAGAAGGTTTAAAAGTGGGTAAAGTAACACAAAGCAAATTAGATGCGGTAGAAACGCTGCAAGACAGCTTAAAGTGTATGTTAGAGCTTAGATTAATGATTGATGAAATGAAAAACAAACAAACATTATTAACAATGCAAAATGTAAAAGCATATAAAGAAACTGCTGAACTTAAGAAAAAATTTAATACTTTTAAAAAATGAACGGGGTATTATTAATTATTATAATCACACATTTATTAAGTTTTGCAACTGGAGCTTTTATAATATATTTACTTTACAATGAGTAAAAAAAGAACATTAAATGAATATAGACAAACAAAGGACTCGCATTATATTAGTGCTAATACTCCTGCTGAGTATGGTATTAATTTCTTGTGTCGGCTATATCCTAACGATGCTGAACTAGGCAAAGTAATTAGAAAACATTTTCAAAAAATATGAGTTTAAACGCAAATCAAAAAGGTAAAAGATTTGAGCTAAAAATTGCTAAAGATCTTGCTAAGAAATTTGATACCAATATAAGAAGAACACCAAACAGTGGCGGCCTAAGTATAAAAGGAGACATTCTAACAACAAGCGGCATACTATCTGAATATAGTTGGGAATGTAAGAACCAAGAGAAACTAAACATCTGGAAGGCACTGGAACAAAGTAAAGGAGATGCAAGAGGAACTTTAAAAACACCTGTCGTTGTATTTACTAAAAACTTTGAAGATGATTATATTTCTTTAAAGTATGATGACTTTGTAAATATTTTATTAGAATTAGATGAGTTCCGAAGTAGATAATATACTACAAATTTTAGTAAGAGATGAAAGAGTTTGGTTAAGTATGGCTGAAGAAATAAGCAGCAACAGTAAAGTTCCAGCAAAAGATTTATTACACGACTTTTATATTGCTTTACATACTAAAATAAATAATGGTAAAGTAAAAATTAATGATATTCTGTATAACGATTCTTTAAATAAAGCGTTTATATATAAGATGATGCTAAATTTATTTATTGATAATATTAGAAATGATAAAGATATATTAATTGATAAAGAACTAAAAAACATTATAGAAGCAGATAATGAACCTTACATTGATATTGAAAAAGTAGTTGATGAAATTGTAAATGAATTTTACTGGTTTGATAAAAAGCTATTTAATTTATATAGAAAGAAATTCCACAGCATTAGAAAACTATCAGCAGCAACTAATATATCTCACGTAGTTGTGTGGCGAACTATAAACAATTGTATTAAAGAAATAAAAAAAAAGATTAATGAGTAAAGGTTTAGGTGATACAGTAGAAAAGATAACAAAAGCCACAGGAATAAAACAAGCTACTGATTGGATATTTGATAAACTTGGAAAAGATTGCGGGTGTGAAAGTAGAAAAGCTAAATTAAATTCTATGTTTCCTTACAAAAACCCTGAATGCTTAACTGAAAATGAATACATATATTTAAAAGGATTCTTTCATATTAATAAAAACATAGTTAACAACATAGAACAAAAAGAACTATTAAAGATTCACAATAGAGTATTTAAGACAAATAGAGAAACATCAAGCTGCGGTTCTTGTGTAAAAGGTTTAGTTGATACAATGAAAAGATTATATAATGAATATGAATACGAAAGAGAAAATAAAAGCAATTGAAAGAAAGCTAATAATGTTTTTAAATAAATACAGTGAAAATACAGTGAAAAATGTCAAGAGAACAAAACTTAAAAAGCTGGACTAAAGGTCAGAGCGGTAATCCTAAAGGTAAACCAAAAGGTTCAAGAAACAGAAGCACAATCATTAGAGAGATACTTGATTTAATGGTTAAGAAAATTGATGCTAATACTGGTGATGCAGTTTGGCAAAGTAAAGAATATTTAATGGCAGAAGCTTTAATTAATAAAGTAATTGAAAAAGGTGATGTGAATGCTTTTAATGCTATATATAATAATGCTTACGGTAACTTAAAAGATACTGTTGATGTAAACACTACAGAAGAAGTTAATTTTGATTTTAGAGAAGTAATTGGTAGAATTAAATCTCAATAAAAAATATTTAGTATTTAAAGAATCCTTTGCTAGATACTTTATAGTGACTGGTGGTCGTGGTTCTGGTAAATCATTTGCTGTTAATTCAATACTATTATTACTTACCTACCAAGCTGGTCACACAATACTATTTACGCGATTCACTTTAAGAGCTGCAAGCATTAGTATTATTCCAGAATTTATTGAAAAGTTAGAAATATTAAATTTAATCGATAGGTTTAAAATAACTAAAGATGAAATAATAAATAAAGGCAATGGCAGCAAGATAATATTTAGGGGTATCAAAACAAGCTCAGGAGACCAGACAGCAAATCTTAAATCATTAACTGGTATTACTACTTGGGTAATGGATGAAGCAGAAGAATTAAATGATGAAGATATATTTGATAAAATAGATTTATCTGTAAGAAATAAAATACAAGATAATAGAGTTATATTAATTCTTAACCCAACAACTAAAGAACATTTCATTTATAAACGTTGGTTTGAAGATAGAGGAGTTGCTGCTGGTAGTAATATAACAAAAGAAGATACTACTTACATTCACACAACATATTTAGATAATATTGATAACCTTTCAGAAAGCTATATTAAGCAGATTGAAACAATGAAGGTTAGACGACCAAACAGATACAAGCATACAATAGAAGGTGCTTGGCTGGACAAAGCTGAAGGTGTTATATTTACTGATTGGAGTATAGGAGAATTTAAACAAGTAGGTAAAGTTGTTTATGGCCAAGATTATGGTTTTAGTAATGACCCCTCAACATTAGTTAAAACAAGCATAGACAAAGAGAATAAAGTTATCTATATACAACTATGCTTTTACCAAACTAAATTAACTACAAGCGAGATATTACAATTAAATAAGAAGTTTGCAGCAGATAATTTAATAGTAGGTGATTCAGCAGAACCAAGATTAATAACAGAACTAAGCAGAGATTGTAATGTAGTACCAGCTATCAAAGGTCAAGGTTCAATAACATTTGGTATTAGTTTATTACAAGATTATGATTTAGTAATAACTGAAGATAGTACAGAATTAATAAAAGAGTTAAATAACTATTGTTGGTTAGAAAAGAAATCACAAACACCAGTAGATAATTTTAATCACGCTATTGATGCGTTGAGGTATGCAGTTAGTTATCAATTACAGAATCCAAGTTTAGGAGAATATCACATTTATTAAAAAAAATTTACAGAGGTAGAACAAAAAAAATTAAAAAAAGTTGTAAAAAAGTTTTGTAGTTGAATAATTATACTTATATTTACATTGTAATTAACAAAAACCAAAACAAAATGAAAACTTACTTAAAAAACTTAATAACTGAAAAAGGAGTAGATTTAGAAACTACTATAAATATTGACGGTCACTTTGGATTAACTTATAATATGTTAATTGATTATATAGCCGAAGCAAAAGAATATCACAACCAAATAAAAACTACTTTAGTAAAGATTGATTTTTCAAACGGTGATGTTTTTCATTACTTAGATTATTTAGCTGAGGGTATGATAAAAGCTTTGGGATATTAAAAAATAAAAATCTTAATTTAAGAGCCACCGTAAAAAGTGGCTTTTTTTATAGCCACGCTTAAGCCACCCTTAAGCATTTAGATAAGATAAGAAAAGATATATAAGAGGCAGCCGATTTATTAGCGTAAGTCCTCAGAAATTTATTATATTTGATTATGCGAATTATTGCCAATGTAATTTGCGTTTTGGTTAAAGTAGGTATTTGCAAAAGAGCATTGCCTACTTTTTTTTATATTTGTATATAACGATTCACTAATTAAAACGTTTATATATAAATGAAGTTAACAATCAATATACCAGAAACACTTAATGAGGTTACTTTAAAGCAATACCAGAAATGGTTAAAAATTGCTGATGGTAAAGAACTCGATTCATTTTTACAACAAAAGATGGTGGAGATATTTTGTAATATACCACTTAAGAATGTGTTACAAATTAAAGCAATTGATATAAATAAAATTTGTGAGCAGCTATCAAAACTATTTACTAAAGAACCTAAATTTATAGATAGGTTTACAATGAATGAAAAAGAGTTTGGTTTTATACCAAAGCTAGATGATATTTCATTTGGTGAATTTGTTGACCTTGATACATACCTTGCTGACTGGGAAATGATGAACAAAGCAATGGGTGTTTTATTTAGACCAATAACATACAAAAAAAAGAATCAGTATTTAATAGAAGATTATGAAAGCTCTGATAAATACGATATGACAGAAACTACATTAGATGTTGTATTTGGTTCGCTTGTTTTTTTTTACAGTTTAAGGAACGAATTACAGAAAACTATCCTGAGTTATTTAGCAACACAAAAGGAGATAGAGCTTCCACAGCATCTGCAGGATTCGCTGCTAAATGGGGCTGGTATCAATCTATCTACGGACTTACTAATGGAGACATTCTCAAATACAATGAAATTACCAAATCTAAACTCCACAGCTGCTTAATGCATTTAGCATTTGAAAAAGATAAATATGAATTAGAACAACAGATATTAAAAAACAATAGAAGATGACAAAGCAAGATATATTAGAAGAATTAACTGAAAGGGATTTATTACTTGTGAACGACCATATTATTTTAGTTGATGGCTTTGAAGAAGCATTTATTGGTATTACAGCAAATAACCCAATACAAGCAATTTATGATTACTGGGTTTGCTTAGATATTTTAATACAAAGAGAGGGTTTAGATTTTGATAATGCTATTGATTCTCTTGATGAATTTATAGAACAAGATTTAGGTAATCACACACCAAGATATATAAAAATAGTATGAACAGTTTTTACAATATAATAGATAAAATAAAAGAAGTTGTCACAGCAGAACCATTTAATAATGAAATAACATTTGGTGATATTGCTGATATTGATTTAAAAAAGCAAAGCTTATTTCCATTAGCTCACGTTATGATTAATAATAGCACAATTAATAATAACTATGTAACATTTAATATTACTATTTTCTTTATGGATTTAGTAGATGTGAGCAATGAACAAGTTACAGATTTATATAGAGGCAATGACAACAGGCAAGATATATTAAACACTCAGTTAGCATTAGCAACAAGAGTTATGCGAGTATTGCAAAAGAGTGATTTATATAGAGATAAATTTGAATTGATTAATCCTGCAAGTTGTGAACCGTTCACTGAGCGTTTTGACAATATGCTTGCTGGCTGGGCGGTTACTTTTGATTGCGGCACTAAAGATGAAATGACTTATTGCTAATGAGTGAATTTAAAAAAGCATTAGAGAAATACGCAAAGTATGTTATTCAACAGTCAAGAAGTAATTTGACTAAAAAGAAAAATAATGCTTCTAAAGCTTTGTATAATAGTTTAGAGTATTCTGTTAAAGGAGATAAAATTTCTTTTACTAGTGAAGATTACGGACCATTTATTGATAAAGGAGTAAAGGGTGCAAAGTCAACATATCCTGAAAGCTCTGCAAGCCCTTTTAAATATACTAATAAACAGCCGCCATCTAAAGCATTTGATAAATGGACAGTCAAAAAAGGAATAGCACCAAGAGATAAAAAAGGTAGGTTTATCAGTAGACAATCTTTAAATTTTTTAATAGCAAGAAGTATTTATAAAAAAGGAATTAAAGCAACATTATTTTTTACAAAACCTTTTGAACGTGGCTTAGATTTATATGGTGATGAAATAGTTGAAGGTTTTTTAAATGACAAATTAAAAATAGAATGAGTACAATAATTAGAACAAGAAGCCCATTTTTCATAAGAACCCCGCAAGTAACGGGTAGCGGCTTAACAATACTAAGTTATTTTCAAATTAATATAACTGTGTTTGGTGGTTTAAGTAATTCAACAGAAGTATGTGATGACTTAAGAGCAACTTATTCATTACAAAAAAAACCATTAGGAAGCGAAGGTTCTATTACTTTAGATATAAGTGAAATAGTAAATGACCATATAGAACAAATATTTACTGGTAATCACGCTGCCTCATCTGCTAGGCAATCAATCTGGGTAACTGTTGAAACATCTGCAAGAGTAAGCACAGGAACAATTATTGGTTCATCAACATCAAATACTTATTTAGCGCAAGAAGGTTTTAACAAATTTAAAGAGGGTGTTAATTATACAACAGAACCTATTGCTATGATTAGCGGTAATTATTTACAGTATGATAGAAATGGCACAGCAACATTGCCAGTAAATGTTGAAAGAGTAACTTCTGTTCAGTGGCGTTCAGGTGCAGGAGTAAGAGAAACAGATACTTTTTCAGATAACGGCAACCAAAATCAAAAAATACAGTATTCGCAATTTACAAGTACAACATTATTAGATAATGCTTTAATAACTTATGATAGTGGCAGCACTACTACCATTACATTAGCACCAACTGAAGAATGTAAATACCCAGTAAATAAAATAACTTTTTTAAATAGATGGGGGGCAATGCAGGATATATTCTTTTTTAAGAAGTCAACAGAAAGCTTAGAAACAAAAAGAGAGAATTTTAATGCAAGTATATTTAGCGCAAGAAGCGTACAGCTAGACCCGCCAGAAGAAGCTGGTGAAGCGTGTCAAGAATCTTTAACTTATAATTCATATTCTACAACAGCACATTCTAAAAAAACATTTAACACAAACGGAACTGAAAGCATAAATTTAAATACAGGTTTTGTTAGTGAGTTAATGAATGAACAATTTGAAGAATTAATGGTTAGTGAGTATGTATGGTTAACAGATTCAAATAATGTTATTTATCCAGTTAATTTAAAAGAAAGTTCATTTACTTATAAAACAGGTTTAAATGATAGGTTAATTAATTACACAATGAATTTTGAAAAGTCATTTAGTTTAGTAAATAATATTAGATAATGCAGCAATTAATTCTATATATACAACCGCAGTTAAGAACATCATCTGACACGCAAGATTTTGTTAGAGTTGATTTAATGGAAGCAGAGCTTATTTCTTTAACTCAGGTCATACAAGATGTAAGTGATATAGATAAATTATTTACTGACTATTCAAGAACTTTTAATTTACCAGCAAGCAAAACAAATAACAAGATTTTTAAACATTGGTACAATCCAGATATTGATGGTTTTGATGCTAATATATTTTGTCAATCAAGAATAGAATTAAATCACTTACATTTTAGGTTTGGCAAAATACAATTGAATGAAGTTGTAATGAAACACAATGAACCATCAATGTATAAAGTAACATTCTTTGGTAATACAGTTAGTTTTAAAAACCTTATTAATGAAGACCAATTATCTGATTTGGTTTGGTTAAATAATTTTAATCATAGCGGTAATTTAACAAATGTAAAAGATGGCCTTGAAAATGGTTTAAACTTCACAATAGATTCTGTTGCTTATAATGATGCTGTAATATATCCTTTAATAGCTCATTCACAAAGCTATGTTTTTAATACATCAAGCAATATTAAATTATCTGGAACTGCTACTTCTTCAGCAAATGATAAACTTGTTGACACTTCAGAAAACTTTACAAATGTAGTTATTGTTGGTGACGTTGTTAAAAATACAACTACTAATTCAATAGCAGCAGTTACAGCAATAGATAGCAATACTGCAGTCACCTTGAGTTCTGACATTATGAGTAATGGTCAAAATTATATTATATATGATACAACAGGATTAAACATATGCAGTACAGGTTTTAAGCTTAACCAAAGAGGTGTGCTTCCTGAAGATTTGAAACCAGCTATATTAATAAAACATATAATAAAAGCTATTGAGCAACAATATAACATAACATTTAAAACAGGTGAGTTTTTAGATTCAGCTGTTATGAATAATTTGTTTATGTGGTTACATAGAGAAAAAGGAAAATTAATTAGTGCTGGTACTTGGGTTGGTAATAGCGATACTTATACTTGTACTGGTAATTGTACTGAGCTAACAAATACAGCAAACCTGTATGGTTATTTTACTTTAAATACTGGTGTATTCTTATGGAAAAAATATATTGATAGTAGCGTTACTGTAACAGAAGATGAAACAACAATTACTTTTGAAGTTGTGCCTGCTGGCGCATATACTGGTGTTGAATATGATTTAGAAATTGTACGCGCTAATAATTGGGAATCTTTTGCAATTAGTCAAAACAATTCAGGAACAAGTTCTGTTACGTTAGAAATTGGTACTGCAAATGGTTTAGATAATGATGTGCTTTTTGCTTATGATATTTTTAATGGTATTCAATGGGTAGGGAGATTAAGCTCTGAATCTTCTATACAGTTTCAAGCAAAATTCATTATTAATAGAAAAGTAAGTTTTGTAACTAATGATGGCACAACAACAACTTATAATAATACAGCAACTTTTACAAGTAGTTCTGCTGTTTTAGAACCTCAAGATAAATATGTTGTAATGACAGAACAGATGCCAAAATTAAAAGTTAAAGATTTTTTAAATGGTTTATTTAGACAATTTAATTTAACTGCTTTTACAAATTTTAATGGTGAAATAGTTGTTAAAACTTTAGATAGTTTTTATGCTGGTGGAGATACTTTTAATATAACTGAATTTGTTAAAACTGATGAACATACAGTTGGTGAAACAATTCCGTTTAGTGAAGTTGATTTTGAATACGCAGCACCAAAAAGCATTTTAGCAGAAACATTTTTTAATGCTAATAATCAAAAATATGGTGAATTAAATTATTTAAGTGATGCAAGTAAAAAAAGCATTTATCAAATTAAATTACCTTTTGAGCATATGTTGTTTGAAAGATTGCAAGACATAACAAGCGGTGCATTTACAGCTGTTCAAATTGGTAGTTTTTTAGATACTGAATTAAAACCAAGTATAGGTCAACCATTATTATTTTATGGAATATACCAAGAAAATGTATCTGCTGATTCTTGGATAAATTTTTTAGATAGTACAAGACCAGAAACTTATGGTGCTTTATGTCCAGTTGGAACAAATTACACTTTGCAAGATTATTGGATACCAAGTATGAACAATGAATTAGGAACAAGCACAACTGCTCCTGCATATAGTTTAAATTTTGGTAGCGAAATAAATACATATACACTTACTGATTATGGCGGTAATACAAATAGTTTATTTCAATTATATTATCAAAATTATATCACAAGAGTATTTAATAAAAGAACAAGAATATTTAAATTTTCAGCAATACTACCATTAAAAGTTTTATTGAATTTAACATTAGATGATTTAATTATTGTTGGAACAAGAGCTTATACAATTAATAAAATGACTACTAAATTACAAAGTGGAGAAACATCATTTGAATTATTAAACGAACCTACATGATGAAAACAATATTAGAAGCATTAGAATTTTGCAAAGAAAATAAATTATATGATAAACATATAAATATCGCATTAGGAATTAATAAAGTACCGATGACATTTAAAGAGGGTGTTCAACAAATTAAAATGAAGTATGGAAACTAAAATTATAGAAATACAGGTTAAAGATTCTGCAACTCCTGCTATAAATAAGATAAATAAAAACCTTGAAAAAACTGATAAGCAAGTAGCAAAAACTGGCAAGACAGCAAATAAATCTTTTGATGGTTTAAATAATACTTTAGGTTTTATGCCTAAATCTATACAAGGGGTTATAGGCGGTTTAAAGGCATTAAAAGTTGCTTTAATATCAACAGGTATTGGAGCATTAGTTGTTGCTGCTGGTTCTTTAGTAACTCTTTTTATATCTGCTACTAAAAAAGGTTCTGAGTTTGCTAAACAATTATCTACATTAAGAGCTGTTTCTGGAGCTTCAAATGAAGAAATGGAGGCGCTATCTGAGTCAGCAAAAAAGCTTGGTTCATCAACTCAATTTACAGCAGTAGAAGTTGCGCAACTACAAACAGAATATGCCAAACTTGGTAAAACAACACCTGAAATATTAGCTGCAACAGAAGCAACTCTTGATTTAGCTGCATCTTTGGAAGTAGGTTTGGCTGAAGCTGCAACGCTAGCTGGTTCTGTTGTTAATTCTTTTGGTTTACAAGCAAGCGATACGCAAAGGGTTGTTGATGTATTAGCTAAAAGTACAAGTTCTTCTTCTTTAGATTTTGGCTTGTTAACAGAATCTTTAAAGATGGCTGCTCCTATTGCAAGAGCTACTGGTAAATCAATAGAAGAAACCGCTGGATTGCTTGGTGTTTTGGCTGACAATGGTGTTAAGGGTAGTTTAGCAGGTACAGGGCTTAGTAAAGTAATGAGTGAGCTTAATAAAAAGGGGTTAACCTTTGAAGAAGCTTATAGCAAAGTAAATAATAGTACAGACAAACTAGGGGTTGCTCAAGAATTAGTTGGTGAAATTGGCGCAAAATCTCTTTTGAATTTAGCTAATAGTGAAGAAGCTATTAACAAATTAACAACAACTTTAGAAAACTCTGGTGGAGCTGCAAAAGCAATGGCAGAAATTCGACTTGATAATTTAGAGGGTGACACTACTAAATTAAGCTCTGCTTGGGAAGGTTTTTTATTATCATTAGAAGATGGTAATGGAATCTTTACACAAATATCAAGGGCTTTTATTCAAGGGTTAACAGCTATAATAAGTAGAATAACAAGTATGTCAAGAACTTTTGGCGCATTTACTGCTGAATTTGAAGCATCAACTGCCTTTTTTAAAACTTATGGTGTAGCTTTTAAATTAACTTTTACAAATTTTAAATTAGGTTTATTAGCAGTAAAAAAAATAATATCTGGAATACCTTTTATTGGTAAAGCAATAGATAAAAAACAACTTGATCAAGATGTAAAAAATATTAAAAACACTTACAGTCAATTAACAGCAGAAGCTGTTAAATTACAAAAAGATGCAGCAGCAAGACGTGAAGAAGGTACTTTTATGGAGAGGGTTGCTAATAGAATAAAAGTATCAGAAAATAAAATTGTACTTGATAAAATTGCAAAAGATGAAAAAGTAGCAGCAGATAAACAAGCGAAGTTAGATGAAGAAGCAATTAAAAAAAGAAAAGAAGCTTACGCAAAATTTTTAGCATTTAGAAATAAATTAGAAAAAAGACAAGAAGATTTTGATGATAAAACAGAAGAAGAAAAACTTGCAAGACAGAAAGAAAGAGATTTAAAAGAATTAGATGCTTTAAGGGCTTCAAGCAAAAAGAAAGCAGAAGCAAGATTATTAATTGATAAATTTTATTCTGATAAATTAATTGAGCTTGAAGAAAAAAGACAAGCTGTAATTGATAAAAAAGCAGAAGATGCAAGATTAGCAAAAGAAAAGAAAGAAGAAGCTGCAAGATTAGCAGCAGAAAAGAAAGCAGAAAATGAAAGGTTAGCAAAAGAGAAAAAAGATGCTGATGATTTAAAAAAGTTTTTAGAAACAAAAAAAGGTTTAGAAGATCAATATGCAAATAGTTTATTAAGCAACATAGAACAAGAACAAAATGCTGTTAAAAGTAAATATGATAATTTAATACAACAAGCTATTATTTATGGTGAAGACACTAAGATACTAGAAGAAGCAAGACAATCTGAATTAAAAGATATTGATGATAAATTTGCAGCAGAAAAAAAAGAAAACGAAAAACAATTAAATCAACAAAAGGTACAAGGCGTAATGGACACATTATCTGCAGTATCAAATATAGCGCAACTATTTGCTGGTGAAAGTGAGAAACAACAAAGGAAAGCATTTAAAATACAAAAAGCAGTATCAATATCGCAAACATTAATTAGCACAGCACAATCAGCAATTGATTCTTATAAATCGCTTGCTGGTATTCCTGTGGTTGGTCCTGTTTTAGGTGGTGCTGCCGCAGCCGCAGCAGTAACCGCTGGATTGTTACAAGTAAAAAGCATTAAAGAACAAAAATTTAATGGTGGCGGTACAAGCCCAAGCCCAAGCCCTGTATCTACTGGCGGAGGAGGTGGAGCATCTGCAAGTCAAGCGCCAAATTTTAACGTAGTAGGTCAATCAGGTTTTAATCAAGTGGCTGGAGCTTTAGGCAGTCAACCACCAGCACAAGCATTTGTAGTATCTGGAGATATAACAACCGCACAACAATTAGAAAATAACACAATACAACAAGCAACTTTTTAAAATAAAAAATAATGGATATAATAGAATTAATACTAGATGAGGATAGTGAAGGGTTAACTGGAATCGAAGCTGTGAGCATTGTTGAGATGCCAGCAATAGAATCTGACTTTGTAACACTATCAGAACAGGAAATAAAATTGGCAAAAATAGATGATGAAAAGCGACTGTTAATGGGAGCAGCTTTAATACCTAACAAACCAATATTTAGAAAGAATGGAGATAATACTTTTTACGTTTACTTTTCACAAAAAACAGTAAGGAGAGCAAGTGAATTGTTCTTTCAAAACAGTATGCAGAACAATGCAACCTTAGAACACGAAATGGAAATTAACAATTTAACTGTTGTTGAATCGTGGATTGTTGAAGATACTGAAATGGATAAATCTAAGAAGTACGGGTTAAATGTACCGAACGGTACTTGGATGATTTCAATGAAAGTTGAAAATGATGAAGTATGGAACGATTATGTGAAAACTGGTAAAGTAAAGGGCTTTAGCATTGAAGGGTTTTTTGCTGACAAAGCACAAGTAAGAAATGAAGATTTAAAAGCAGAGTTAGCAGCTATTGAAGAAGAAGAAGCTGAATTTATGCTAAGTAATATAAAAGCATTAATTAAAAAAGATAAAAGAACTAATTCAGGTAAAAGAACAGAATTAGAAACTTATAACGATTACCCGCAAGCTGTTAGTAATAATGCTAAAAAAGGTATAGAACTAAATGAAAAAGTTAATAATAAATGCGCAACTCAAGTTGGTAAAATAAGAGCGCAGCAATTAGCACAAAAAGAAAATATTAGTTTATCAACTTTAAAAAGAATGTATTCTTATTTATCAAGAGCGCAAGAGTATTATGATGAAGGAGATAAAGAAGCGTGTGGTACTATTAGTTATTTATTGTGGGGTGGTAAAGCTGGTTTAAAATGGTCAGGAAGTAAGTTAAAAGAACTTGGTGAAATTGATCTTTCTTCTATGGTAGTTGATGAAACCTTTGCAATAATTGATGATAGGTTAGCTTATAGCACGCGAGAAAAAGCAGAACAGATGGCTAAAAATATAGGTTGTAAAGGTTTTCATATACACGAGTTTGAAGATAAAGAATGGTATATGCCTTGCGAAAAACATATAATTGATGCTAAAAAAACTAAATCTCCTTGCTGGGATGGATATGAACAAAAGGGTTGGCAAACTATAAACGGAAAAAAAAGACCTAATTGCGTTAAAAAGAAATAATATGAAAAGTAAAAAATTTAAAACACCAAGTAATACATCGCCTAAAAATAGTAAGCGCGGTTGTATTTGTCCAGATGGTAAAAGATACAGCAGTAAATGTTGTGATGGAAGTTTGCAAGCTCAAGGTATTGGAAACATAACAAAAACACCATCTTAAAAAAAAAGTTGCAAAAAAATATAACAGTAAAGCTTTTCAAACGTTTATAGGTATATACTCAAATTATGAAAGCAAACGACATACTAAACAAAATAAAAAATATTGTTGGTGAAAAAGTTGAACTTTCTGAAAATAAAATTGAAATGGCTGAAATGGTTTTAGAAAATGGTACTGTACTTGTTGCAGAATCTTTTGAAGCTGGTGAATCTATATTTATAAAAACAGATGATGAGCAAGTTGCTTTACCTGTTGGTGAATATGAATTAGAAGAAGGCAAAATTTTAGTTGTTACAGAAGAAGGTTTGATTGACAGTATTAAAGAAGCTGCTGAAGAAGAAGAAGCAGTTGAAGAAGAAGAAACTGACTTAAAAGAAGAAGAAAAAGAAGAAATGAAATACGTTACTAAAGAAGAATTTGCAGTTGCTGTTGATGAAATCAAAGCAATGATTGAAGAAAAACTTGGTGACAAAGAAGAAATGAAGGAAGAAGTAATTGAAGAAACAAAAGAAGAACTTTCTGCTGTTGCTCCTGAACCTGTAAAACATAATCCTGAAGCTATAGTTGATAATAAAATAAATTTTAAAATATCAGCTAATAGAGTAAAAACAACTAGAGACAGGGTTTTTGATAAAATTTTTAACAATAATTAATAAATAAAAAATGGCTACAACCACTAACATAACTACAACGTATGCTGGAGAGTTTGCTGGAAAATACATTTCTAGTGCTTTACTTTCTGCAAACACTATTGATAAAGGAGGCATTGAAGTAATGCCAAATATCAAGTATAAATCTACAATGAAAAAAGTTGCTACTGATGCAAATGTAATTAAAAACGCTTCTTGTGATTTTGATGCAACTGCAACTGTAACTTTAACTGAAAGATTACTACAACCAGAGGAATTTCAAGTAAACTTACAATTTTGCAAGCAAGATTTCCAGTCGGATTGGGAAGCTGTTCAAATGGGAATTTCTGCTTTTGATAACTTACCACCAAAATTTTCAGATTTCATTATTGGCCACGTAGCTGGTTTAGTAGCTGAAAAAACTGAAAAAAATATTTGGGAAGGTGCTAATGCTAACGCTGGCGAATTTGATGGCCTTGTAACTTTAGCTTTAGCTGATGCTGATGTAATTGATGCACCAAACCACGCTGCTGTCACTGCTGCAAATGTTGTTGCACAATTAGGAGAAATTGTTGATTCAATTCCAGCTGCTCTTTATGGTAAAGAAGATGTACATATTTACATTTCACAAAACATTGCAAGAGCTTACGTAAGAGCTTTAGGTGGATTCGCTGCTACTAATAGTGGTGTTAATGCACAATCTCATATGTGGTACGGTGATGGCGCACTTTCTTTTGATGGTGTTAAATTATTCGTTGCTAATGGTCTTAATGACGATACAGCAATGGCTGCTCAAAGAAGTAACTTATATTTTGGTACTGGTTTACTAAATGATATGAATGAAGTTAAAGTTCTTGATATGGCTGACCTTGACGGAAGTCAGAACGTTAGAGTTGTAATGAGATATACAAGTGCTGTAAATTACGGAATAGGTTCTGATATTGTTCTTTACCACGCTTAAGAAATAAAATAATAACAAGGGGGCTGTAATGCTCCCTTAATTTAAATTAAAAACAAATGGCTTGCGATTTAACAAAAGGACGTAAAGTACCGTGTAAAGACGTAATTGGTGGTATAGTTAGAGCTTGGTTCGTTGACTTTGGCGACTTAGGAACTGTAACAAAAACTGCTGATGAAATTACTGATTTATCTGGAACATTTACTTGCTTTCAATACGATTTAAAAGGCACTAATTCACTTGAAACTGCAATAACCAGTTCAAGAGAAAACGGAACAACCTTTTTTGAAGAAACATTAACTTTAGGATTACCTAAATTATCTAAGGAAGATAACGTAGAATTGAAACTAATGGCATACGGAAGACCCCACATAGCTGTAGAAGACCGAAATGGAAATTTTATGCTTTGCGGTTTAGAACACGGAATGGATGTTACTGGTGGAACAATTGCTACAGGTACTGCTTTCGGTGATATGAGCGGTTACACTTTAACACTTACAGGACAAGAGCTTGAACCAGCTAACTTTATTGCTGGTGGAACTGCTGCTGACCCTTTTGCTGGAATGAGTTCTGCAACTGTTACCGTTACTGTGGGAACAAATAGTTAAAAAATACGCGATTAAATTAATTGTGTGATTCATAATATATAGTTTGATTGGAGAGGTGGGAGTGATTAACCACCTCTTTTTTTATTTAAAAATATGCAAATATTAACTACAAGTGGCGCACGAATTATTAACTTCATACCAAGAGAAACTATCTCAGGAAGTAAAACTTATAAATTAGTGATAAAGTCAGAAGCTCAAAATAAAGTTATTTTAACAGATAATGCAGCAACATTTTCTGAACTGGATTACTATTACCAATATTCAACTACACAAGCATTAGTTGAAAATAATTACTATACTATTACAATCACGAATACAACAGATAACGCAATAATTTTTAAAGATAAAATGTACTGTTCAGATCAAACGCTATCAGATTACTCAATCAGTAATGGGGTTTATATAGAACAAAGTACAGGAGATAACAAATTTGTATATTATGGATAACTTACACTTAATACAATTAAATCAATACGAGCGGCCAACAATTACAGAAGAAAGAAACAAGGACTGGGTTTCAATAGGTGATAATAATGATTATTACCAAAGTTTAATTAATGCTTATATGGACAGTACTACAAACAATGCTGTAATAAATAGTGTTGTTAATCAGATTTATGGTAAAGGATTAGATGCAACTGATTCATCGCAAAAACCAGAGCAATATGCTCAAATGAGAAGTTTAATAAAGCCGCACGATTTAAGAAATGTTTGTCAAGATTTAAAATTACTTGGCGAAGCTTCTTTTCAAATTACTTATAATGGTTCTAAAATATCAGCAATAACGCATTTTCCAAGAGAAACGCTAAGAGCTGAAAAAATGAATGATAAAGGTGAAGTAAAAAATTATTTTTATTCTGCTGATTGGTCAAAAGTTACTAAAAATACTAAACTAAAAAAGTTTCCTGTTTTCGGTAGTGGCGCACAAAATGAAATTTATATTATTAAAAGATATGTAACAGGTTTTTATTATTATTCACCTGCAGATTATAATACAGCTTATGCAACTCTTGAAAATGAAATTGCTTGTTATTTAATTAACGATACTCAAAATGGCTTCAGTGGTACAAAGGTTGTAAATTTTAACAATGGTGTGCCTGATCGCGAGAAACAATTAGCTATTAAAAATGATGTGATGAACAAGCTCACAGGCAGTTATGGAGAACGCGTAATTGTCGCATTTAACAATAATGCTGAAAGCAAAACAAGCGTTGAAAATATACCACTTGATAATGCACCGCAACATTATGAATATTTAAGTACAGAATGTTCAAGAAAGATTATGTTAACTCACAGAGTGACTTCACCTTTATTACTTGGGCTATCTTCTGCAAATGGTTTTTCTTCTAATGCTGATGAAATAGAGAATGCCTCACGACTTTTTAACAACGTTGTTATACAACCATACCAAAACCTTTTAATCGATTGCTTAGAAACGATTTTATCGGTTAATGATATTAGTTTAAATCTTTATTTTAAAACTATTGAACCGTTAGAGTTTATGGATTTAGAGAATGTAGAAGGTGAAGAAGCGGTTGAAGAACAAACAGGAATTAAGGACGAAGAAGAAGAAAATACAGAACTAGAGTTAATGGCTGCTAATGCTAAAAAAACTGCTTTAGATGAATTGATTGATTTAGGTGTTAATGAAAAAGATTTATTGCAAGAATATGAACTTGTACACAGCGAAGAAGTTGATTACGATTTAGAAGAAGAACTTGATTTTGTAGTTACTGAAATAAATAAAACTACTAAAAAAGAGTTTGCAAGCACAGGAAGTGCAAAACCTTATAGAGATAGCAAACAAGATGGTAAATCAAAAAAAGAAAGTGAAAAAGAAACTGAGTTTTTAGTTAGATATATGTATGACACAGCACCGAACCCAGCTCAAAGTTCAAGAGATTTTTGCGATAAAATGATAGCTGCTAAAAAAGTATATCGTAAAGAAGATATTATTGAAATGGGCAAAAAACCTGTTAATGCTGGCTTTGGAAAAGGAGGTTCTGATACATATTCAATTTGGTTATGGAAAGGCGGCGCAAGATGTAACCATAGATGGACAAGAAAGCTTTATGCTAAAAAAGGTGGCAGAAGTTTAGGCGAAGCAATAAGCACAACACAAGCTATTAAAAGAGGTTTTAAACCTCAAACAAATGCAAAGAAAGTATCTATTGCACCAAAAAATATGAAATATGCTGGATATACTGCCGCGTATTGGAATGAAAAAGGTTTTAAGAAATGAGTAAAGCACTATTTGTAACTAGACACGATATATCAGTTTTTACTGCTGCTAATGGTAATATAGATAATGATAAAATCTTACCATTTATAAACCAAGCGCAAGATATTCACATTCAAAATTATCTTGGAACAGATTTGTATAATAAAATACAAGCAGAGATTGTTGCTAATACATTAGTTGACCCATATTTATCTTTACTAAATGACTATATAAAAGATATGCTTTTACACTGGAGTTTAGTTGAATATTTACCTTATGCTGGTGTTAATATTGCTAATGGTGGTATATATACAAAGAATCCTGAAAATAGCACAGCATTAACAAAAGAACACGTTGACAGCTTAATTGAAAGAAGCAGAACAACAGCACAGTTTTACACAAATAGATTTATTGATTATATGACAAGTGGAATAGCACCTGCAAATTTTCCAGAATATTTCAGCAATACACAAGCGGATATGTATCCAGATGATGTTGCAGATTTTGGCGGTTGGGTACTTTAAAAAATAAAAAGAAATGAGTAATACTTGGGGGAAAGGTGCAGCAAATAACAACATAGGTTGGGGACAAGCTGCTGGTAGTGCAACTAATAATTGGGGTGAATCTCAAAAAACTAGTTATGCTGGACAAACTGATATTGTAGGCCTTATTGCTTTATCAATTTCTTATAGTGCTGATAATTATTGTGATGATAGTGGAAACACACCACAGCCAACAGTTAGTAATAATACAGGTTCAGGGACTTTTGCATCTACTGCTGGTCTTATAATTGATACAAATACTGGTGTTATAAATACTAATACATCAACTGCTGGTTCTTATGTTGTTACTTATACAGATACAGATGCAGATACCGCAACAGCTACTGTTGTAATACTTAATCTTGATAATGCTGCTTTTGCTTATTCTGCAAGTAGTTTTGAACCAACAGATGCAGACCCAACACCAACTATAACAGGTTTAACTGGCGGAACGTTTAGCGGAACTACAGGATTAGTAATTAATTCAACTACTGGTGAAATAGATTTAAGTGCTTCTACTGTTGCGAGTCATACTATTACTTATGATACTACTTCAAGTGGTTCAAGTGTTTGTCCAAATACATCTACTCAGACAGTAGATATTGCTTTGGCTAGTACTTCAAATGTGTACAGTATAAGCTGCGATGGAACAGATGATTACATTGATGCTGGCTTGTTAACAAATATGAGCGGAGCAACAGAATTTACTATTTCAGTTTGGTTTAAATATAATTGGCAAAATGCGTTTAAAAGTTTGTTCGGCAATAGAGATTCTACAAACATATTTAGGGGTGTAGGTCTTGAATTTGGTAGAAATCCAACTACAAAATTTGCAGCTTTTTATTTAACATCTTCTACTGGAACTGGAACTGTAGATTTCCCACCAAATACATTTACTACAAATCAATGGCATCATTTAGTAATTACTTATGATGGCACTACTGCGAAAGGATATGTTGATAATGGAACAGCTATAACATCATCTATTTCAGGTGCAACATTTACAGCTACTTCAAACTTTAACATAGGTAAAGACGCAACAAATGCAGGTGCAATAAGAGCAAATATTGATGAATTTGCAATCTGGAACACAGCTCTAACATCTACACAAGTATCGGAGATATACAACGCGAC